CCAGTCAGAGTTAAGAGCGATGCTATTGTCAGCGATCACATAGGCACGGCGTTGCGTGTCGGTGAGGTGATCCAGCCGGATGCAGGGAACGGAATCCCAACCGAGCTTCTTGGCTGCTAGTACGCGCCCGTGTCCGGCAATGATGTCATAGGTATCGGAGATCAGGACAGGATTGGTGAAGCCAAACTCTTTAATGCTGGCAGCAATCTGGCTGACTTGGATGTCGCTATGCGTCCGGCTGTTCCTCGCATAAGGGATTAGCTTCTTGATGTCTATTTGCTCAATTTTGGTTGGGGACTTTTCTTCCATGCAGAGCAATTGATTAGATAATGCGCTGAAAGTCAACTCATGGGTGATTATCCTAGCGTTTTCTAATCAAGCTACGCTTCACTTCGTGCATCTTGATCAATCATCCGATGAGGGAATCGAACGCCTCATTCCAGCCGTGTGACGGGCCGATCTTTCCAGTTAGACGAATCGGTGATTGAACTGACTCCCGCTCCCAGCATATCGCTGGTAACACGACAGGGGAGATGCCGCATTGTTGAGGACGGCCCGCTATTGTGCGACCTATCGCCTATCCTTTGGCTATACGGCTATTCCCCGATCCGTAAAGGGCTGGAATCGTTCGCTTCCGATTTTGTAAGGACTCATCTCTGGCGGTAGTTTCCTACCCTACGGGAGCGACCCGCCATCGGATATTTCCAATGCAACCAGCAATGATTCCGCTGAAAATATATTGTTGACTCGTTTGGGTATCAAGCCCATATTCGCGTTGTTCTGAATGGTGACGCATTCTGACGAAGATTTCTAACCCCCGCAGGTTCGCCTGCTGAAAGACCCGCCCGTGCGTCACCACTCGGCGGGTTTTTCTCTTTATGGGGATTACTCGCAAGGAACCGCAGGCGAGTGTGAATGCGTACCACAGCGGCCTGTAGAACTGGCTTTGGCGAACCAAAACGCCCTACCCAGCAGAGCAGAGAAGAAGCGAACAGCATCCAGCCTAGCGGGGTGTTGTGGTTTCTTTTCCTTACTCTTTCCTTTCCTCATGAAGTCATGGGGGGATCAGGGGGGTGTTTCCTTTCTCCTTCGGTTTTCTTTAGCCTTCGTGTAAAGCAGGCTTAACACAAACCAGCTTATGTAAAGCAAAACGCCATTTCCTTTACACAACTCGCCGGATATGTCGATAAAACGCCGTTTTCTATACACGTTATCCAGATATGTCGATAAATCTGGTATAATGCGGTGAATAATCGGGTCAATCACCGCAAAAATGCTGTCATTATCAAAAGGACGCATTAACCACAATCTGTCCTTCCTACAGGGACAGCTACCCCGCATGGACTCGAACCATGAATGAGGCTTCCAAAGAGCCTAGTGTTACCATTACACCACAGGGTATTGCTGAAGCCGCCAGCAGAGCGTTTCCCCACCCCGCTGACGACACCGCACAGGGTTCCGCACTTGTGGATCTGTTCAATCAGACATATCAACAAAGGAAAGTTCGTCAACAATAGATTGCAGGGTCTTCACCCGCTGGCGAGGCTCTGGCTTCTTCTCGGTCATCGTAGCGACAGCACCGCCCCTCATACGCATGAGGTAGACTAGCAGCGACAGGGAATCCAGCGCATCCGGCGACTTGCTGCGGGTACGCTTGCAATACTCGCCCTTGCTCTCGACTCTGACTAGCCCCTTGCCTTTTTGCTTGTAGCGGCGACCTGTTGCTTGTCGGGTCAACTCCTCGTTGCGGAAGCTAGGGCTGATCTTCAGGTACTCAAACTCCAGATACTTCGCCAGACCAAAGAGCAGTTCAGTAACCACGCCATTGTAAAGGTCACTCGCCTTCTGGCTGTCATCACCAAGGATGTGCTGGTCACTAGCCGCCCATGAGTAGTTCACTCCCATGACCTCGTTGCCAAAGAGCGTACACAGGCTGTCATGGATGCCTGCGCCGTTGCCTGTTCGATCAACGCAAATCCAGTTCGGCCCGATCTTCATCTGATTGGCGAACTTGATGATGGCCTGCGTCTGCTCAAGCGTTGCCCTCTTCGGGAACGGGATTTGGGAATCAAGCTGAAGAACCACCCTCGGCTTGGAAAACTCAATGAACTTACCAGACTGCGGTGTCCATCCGTCAGAAAGCCCAAAACGGCCATAGGAACACATTACTTGGTCATTACCCTCCAGAGCCAAGTCAAACGCCGCCAGCGGCACTACAGGCCCAATAAAACGCACATTACCGATGCTGTTGTCCATCATGGCTGGAGTGATGATTCCCATTGCTTGCCCCTCTTCTGGGAACCAACCGCGAGCCATCGTCATGCTTTCCGCCGTTCTACCCATGCCCATATACCGCATGAATCCCTCATAGGTCTGCAATCCAGAGTAGACAATCCGGCGTTCGATCACGTTCTCACACTTCGCGGCATCCAAGCGCAACACATGATAGCCTTCCTTGGACTCCCACTCATGGTCATCCTCGCAGTCAATGCTGCCCCAGCCGTCCTTTGGCTCGCACCGCTGTCCAAAGCTGCTGGTCCTATCTTTCGGGTTGCTCGCGCCAAATATCTTGATATGACCGCGATACTTGGTCTTGTCCGTAGTAGACATGATGTTGTTGATGCCCTCCCAGACTCCGGCAGGGATCTCTTCTGCCTCGTCCAGCACGACATGGGTACGGCTCAACCTTCCCCACAGGTGATGCTCTTGTCCGAATCTAGGCGTAGGGTGGAAGCCTCGGAGCGTTCCATGCCCTGACTCGCCGCGAGGGATAGCAACTAGCTGGATGCCGTTTTTGCTATCAGAATTGACCTGAATGCTCGTCGCCTTCTCATCCTGATCGGACAATGGCCGGACAAGTGCCGTCCGATGGAACGTCTTGATGTTCGCAAAGATATTTCTTTCTGCGTGTTCTTTCGTCAGCGAGATGACCTTAATACAGGTGTAAGCAGGGTCACGCCACCAATCTAGATAGAACCATGCGCCAGCAGAGAACGACTTTCCCATAGCTCCCGCGCCCTGTACCAGCACCTGATCGTTCTCAAACAGGCAACGCCACACAGCACGACCTGACGATGGCCTCCAGTCGTAGACATCCGGCCCCCATAGGATCGTCGCTCCTGCCTCAAAGTGGTTCCAATCCAACAAGTGTTGCACATATTGCCGGACTACGTTTTCAGCCATTGGCTTGTCGATCTCGTCAATCTGGACAGGGTTCGTAATCGTGTTCAGCAGGATATACTGCGCCGCATACAGGATGCCCATCTCCTCGTCGCGGTCTGCCTCCGCTCTGATGCGCAGCGCGTGCTTGTAATAAATCCTCTGCGATGCTGGTGGCTCTATCCGATATCCGTTCTCATTCATGCGTTGTTATTGTTAATTGATCTGATATGATTGCCCATCATGTACGCACAGCACGACCAGTTGCAAACACATAGTTATGTCGAGGCCACCAAGCTGGCCGCTGCCGGAGAGGAGTTCAGCCACCTGATTAAGCTAATGAATCCAGACTATGCCATGCGCCTGCGTATATTCGTTCAGCAACTACCAGAGAGCGTCAGGCTCAAGACGATCTACGGACGCGCCGTTAGCAAAGATATACCTGCTACCAAGCGCAAATGAAGCGCGACATCAAAATCATTTTAGGCTGTAGCCTAATTAATCTGTTCCTGTTTTTGGTTATAGCCTACAGGCTGTTTGCTTATTAGGCAGGCAGCTTTGACTTCAGATCAGCAATTTCTGCGGACTGTGCGTCAACGATAGCCTTCAACTCTTTCAATCCAGCAGTCAATAGCGGAACTAGCTTTGATTGGTCAATGCCCTGATAAATAGGATTTCCTTCCTCATCTACCGCATCCTTTTCACCCGTCACAGCTTCTGGAACTACGCTGCTGACCTCATGCGCGATAAATCCATCCACCTTGCGACCAATGGAATCAGTCTTCCAGCTAAACCTATGAACAGGAAGTTGACTCACACGATCCAGCGCACCAGCCAAAGGCTCGATGTTCTCTTTAAGCCTGTAATCGGAAGAAGTGTTAAAAGCTACAGATGATGCCCCGTTTTGTGTTATATTTCCAATCGTTGTCCCGCCATTTGAAAAGTTAATAAACCGGCAATCAGTTGGAGATCCAGTAATGTTGTGGTTAATAGCCTGATATGCGTAAGCTCCCGTTCCTTGAGAGGTTCCATTTGCTGTGGTGTTGGGAGCCAATACAACATTTTGATTTGCCGTATTTCCCGAATAAATCATTCCCGTTGCCGAAAAATTACCCGTTGTGTAAGTCGTGCCTGCCTTAAAAATAAGGTTTGCTTGGTAATTAACCCCTGCACCCCCTGTGCTTTCGATCGCTGCGTCTATATACCCACTATTTCCTGAAGAGTAAAAATTAAGTTTGGCTGTGCTAGAACTTATCTGATCTCCAATACCAACAGATCCGTCTTGCTTAACAGTAAAGATTTTGTTTCCATTATTATTTCTCCAATCCGCAGGGTCTCCTAATCCCTTGAATTGATACCCAACTCCTCCAGAGTAAGATAAAAATCCGACATTAGTAGTGGAATCAGCTTCATATCCAGTTTGCCACCCATAGGTTGCTTGAGTAGGTTGTCCGCCTGCGTAGTATGCGGTTGCACCTGAATAATACCCGTAACTTAATGCCGAAAATCCATTTATGGTATTATCACCCGTTGAAAAGTTTGGCGCACCTCGATAGTTTAACACATCCAACTCGTATCCACACCCCATTGATGCAGACGAGGGTGCTGCCGTTGAGTCACTGTGCAAGCGTAGTACAGAGTTTTGCGCCCACACTTTTCTAAAAGCATTTACATATGCAACACTTCCATTAGTAGGTGTTCCAGTAGTTCCTGCTTGTGGATTTGGAGATACAGATCCGCTGTTATCCTGTTTTCTCCATTCGACAACATTGATAGAAGACCCATCGATTGCCCATGAAGAAACCTGACCAATCCAATTCACGGTGTCTACTACTGCAATAAACATTCCCACACGGAGCAAATTGGTATCTACGGCAGGGGAGCATGAAACCGATGTCGCTGTATAGGTAGGTGATGTCAGCTTTGCCACTAAAGCCGGACTATTGTTTTCAACATAAAAACCAACAGAATCAGTACCAAGTCCAGCAGGGTTTGATGGGTTGTTTAACTGGCCTCTACCAAAAAACCCACTAACGCCAGCATGGGTAGCCATATTGCAGTTGTTAGCAACCGAAAGCCCACACGCTGTATCTTGACTTCCGTAATGCGTTTCTGCCGTTATACGGTGTCCTTGCCTAACCACCCTTCCACACAATACATTTTCTTGTGTGTTTCCGTAAACACCAGTAATTCCCGTGTCATCAATAATTGCACCAGCCCCAAAAATCCAAACAACATCTTTCCCATAGCTAGAAATGTTGCTTGTTAGCTTGTATCTACCTTTAGGGATGAAAATTTCTGTTGCTTGGACTGATTGAAGACCTCGTTGAACTTGTTGCTGATCAGTAATTACAGATGGTGCATTCTGAACTGCTAATGAAAAAGCTGATGTGCTATCTACTGCACCAGTAGGGTCGGCTCCAAAGTCGAGGACGTTCACAACATCCGCAAATCGGTTCTCAAGCGTCCTAGTGGTGGTGCTGCCAGTTGCAAGGATAGTCTTGTTTGTAAGCGTCTGCGTGCCATCAACTGTGACAATGCCGCTTCCACCAGTCAGGTTCAGCGCACGAATGATGTAGCAAAGCAGACCCTCTCCGGCATTGCGCGGGATGTTGTTGATCGTGCTGGTGTTATTAGGATCGCAAGGGATGTACCATTGCACCCTACGATTAACGACAGACTTTGTGATGCTGCCGTACAGGGCAGCCACCAGATTGTCGATCAGGCTAGGAACCGACTCATGCGATACGCTCGGATAAGGGATATCTTTCCGGCAGGCTCCGACATAGGCAGAGGTCGATCCATCCATTGCGATTAGGCGCGGAAGATAGGTGCGCCGTCAAAGCGTCCGCGAGGGAACACGAAGTGACCAAGCTGATCGCGGTAGATGCGGAGGCGACGGACGGTTCCATAAGGACTGCCGCTCTTGCTCTTGAAGACGGCAAACACACGGCTGACAGCGGTGCAAAGCCAAGTCATCGTCGGCTCGGATGCGGCCTGCTGGTTGGTAACGGCAGACGCTTTGTCAGTCCCGTAGAGATTGCCCTGTGAGTTAGTGTAAAGTTGTCCCTTAACGAATGGCATAATGGTGGTACTATTAGCTATGGCTATTAGCTATGTCAATAATAATGGCTATTAGTTGAGTTGGCTAAT